GCTGTTGATGCCCTAACGTCGCAATTCCGCATGCCAATGTCAATAACAAATGTGTTGACGTGGTGATTTTCTTTCTCTATGATCCATCGTCATGAGCGAAGAAATTGACGTAAAATCCATCCGCGAACGCCTTGGCGAAAGTCAGGCACAGTTTGCCAAGCGCTTCGAAGTCACACAGAACGCAGTTTGGTTCTGGGAACATCGTGGCGTTCCGAAAAACAAGCTGTTCAGGCGCGAACTGATGCGATTGCAAAGCATGCTATCGAGGGAGAATTCAGAATGAAACTCAACGCCGCGAAAATAGGCTTTGGCTTTGGCGCGCTTGGCATTGTGCTATTTGCCGCCAGCGAGTTTGTCCCCGAGCTGCTTTGGCCGTGCGCTGGTGCGTTCTGGGCAGGACTAGTTTGCTTGATCCTCGCCATGTTCAACGGCAGCACTGATGATGTTGAGGCTGACCAATGAACGCCGTTCAGACACATGCAACCGAACCTGGTTCCGATTATCGGCTGCATTTGCCTGCACGGATGGTCCGGGCAGGATTGGCTAACCCCAATGTTTCCTCCCAAACTTGCCGGGGCTTCGGCCTCGGTCTTTTATTCAGTTCGGCACTGGCAACCCTCCTCCCCGCTAGTGCCGGATAGGTGGATTGAGCGCGGTTCTCTCCCTCGTTCCGCGCTCTCCACCGACCTAATCCAACCGTCTGAAGGGATAGACGATGACCGACCAAACCACACTTCAAAGCGCCGTTGATACGATCCGAGCGGCCAATGCCAAATCTCCGCCGAACGCGCTGGCGAATGAACTTGCCACGCTCGACGCCAGCATTGCCGGATATCGGCTTGAGCTTGAGGATACGCGCGGCACGCTTCAAGGCTTTCGCGCATTGCGTTCCGAGATCGACAAGGCCATTGCTCGGCACGAAATGAAAGAGCTTGAATACGTGCAGGCGCTTCAATGCGGGCTGCGGTCCCGTGCCGATATCGAGGGTCGCAAAGCCGAGTTGGGGGTTTGATCGATGACAGTTTACCGCAAATGCCGCCCCTGCAAACACCGCGACGGTTGCGAAATCAAAGCGCGCCTTGCCGAAGCAATTAAGGGATTTGGCGTCGGCACGATTTCGCATCGGTGCAAATCGTTTGAGCCTGACCTGAATCCCGGTGACAACGTTTGGGTCGCGGCTATGGCTTATCCGCATGACGCAGAAGAAGACTATTACGGCGGCACTCCACCGATTGCTCAGTTCCCGGCGCATTTCGTCCGGTACAGCAAAACGCTCGGTCGCGCCATCGTCTACATCGAGCCGAACGCAAAAAGCCGCAATGGCGAGTACGAATTTGAACCGGCAAACGGCAAGAGCGGCTTCTGCAAAGTGTCATATGCGCCATATCGAGCCGAACGCCTTTGGGGGTTGGAAAAGGGCATCATTGAGCGTCGAGAATGTCGCACGACAATGCTGGAATGTTGCGGTCTACCCGCTGGCCGCACCTGTGATGAATGCAAGGGAGCATTGGAATGGGTGCGACCCTGCCCCGCATCAGCGCCGTTCTGTTCCTAGCCTGGTTCACCGAAGCCGAACAGCGCCGGCGCCGCAAGCAACCGCGCGCCTCCATAGACCTAGACGTGTTCACACCTGCCGGAAAGCGGGCGTGCTGGATTGGGAGGAAAGCATGATCCGCCTCATCAAATGGCTATTCCGCCGTCGCCGCCAGATCATCACGGTTCGCGCCAGTCACAAGGCCCAACGCGAGGCGGACCGCAAGCGCTTCGACAAGCACGATCAGCTTGCCCATGAACTCGGCAGGGAGTGGAAGCGGTGAGTAAGTACAGCGACATCATCGTGAGGCTTGAGGCGGCGACGGGGCCGGATCGGGAGCTTGATATAGAAATCGCATGGGTATCAGGGTGGGACGCTAAAGGAAGCGTCGGCCAGAGATGGCGTGATGGCTATAAAATTCAAAAAGAAACTGGCCATGTTGTCATAGCTGCCAATAATTTTGGCATGCCGCTGTTTACCGCCTCTATCGACGCCACCCTAGAGCTTGTGGAGCGGATGCTGCTAGGTTGGAGGCATGCCCATGAGAAGCGCACCAACGGAACTTGCCTCGCATGGGTAGATATTGCAGACGACGAGCCTTGCATACCGTCAGTAGCGGATACTGTACCTCTAGCAATTTTGCACGCCCTCTTCCGCGCACTCGAAGCGCAGGGGCATGAATGATGACGGACGAATACACCATCGTCCTCCCTTGGCCGTCAAAAGACCTGTCGCCGAACGCGCGAGTGCATCACTTCGTCAGGGCCCGTGCCGCGAAGAAGTCCCGCCTAGACGGATGGATTGCTGCCCTTGCATCAGGTGCTCGCAAACTCGATTGGGAGGCCGTGGAAGCGCAATGGACGTTTTATCCTCCCGATGCCCGTCACTACGATGATGACGGATTGGTGAGCCGCGCCAAGGCCGCGCGCGACGGTGTGGCTGATGCCATCGGTATCGATGACAACAAGTGGCGCATGGAAGCTCCGGTGATTGCCGGCGTCGTCAAAGGCGGGCAGGTCGTGCTGCGCATCCGTCGCGGCTACCCGGCAAAGCCTGATTTCAACGCGATGTTTCGCGGCGTTTCCCCCTAAACGTGCTTGCCAGATCAATATGGCAATGCTAGCTTTCGTTACGAACAAAGGAAAAACGCATGAGGAATACTCAACATTATGAATTGAGGCCGGCACGGGTTGCGCTCGGCCTGACGCGGAAGCAAAGCGAGTGCTTGTCGTTCATCGAAAACTATATCGCAAAGAACGGCATTCCGCCAAGCTTCGATGAGATGAAAGACGCGCTAGGCATCCGGTCCAAGTCCGGCATCCACCGCCTTGTGCATGCACTCAAGGAACGCGGTCATATCGACTTTCTCAACCACCGCGCCCGGTCCATTACCGTTTTGAGCGAGGTGGCGTGATGTCATCACTCAACTCATGCTACTTCATCGGCAATCTCGGTGCCAATCCTGAAATCAGGACAACGCAATCCGGTAAACGGCTGGCGAACATGCGCCTCGCCGTCACCGACAAATGGCGCGACAAAAGCACTGGCGAGCAACGCGAACGGACAGAGTGGATTACCGTTGTTATTTTCATCGACGGTCTGGTTTCCATAGCGGAACAATATCTGCACAAGGGAAGCAAGGTTTTCGTCGCCGGATCTTGGCAGACGCGGAAATGGCAGGACAAGGACGGTCAGGACCGCTATTCGACCGAGTGCGTTTTGCAGGGCTTCGACGCCAAGATCGTCATGCTCGACGGACCAGGCGAAAAAACGGCACCGGCCAGCAAGCCGGACCCTGCCAACGATCCACGCTTTGATCCTCCGGGCGGGGGCGCTGGCCCAGATGACTTGCCCTTCTCACCCATGACGCGGATTTAGCCGCATGACCAGAACAGTTGCAGCACTCTATGTCGAGACAAGTGGCAGTTATTTTGGCCTTCCGGGCGTTGACCCCTGGGATGAAAAGATGGACGCGCGCCTTTATGACGGGCCGCATCCGGCGGTCGCTCATCCGCCTTGCCAGCGTTGGGGAAAGCTTTGGGCAGGTCAGCCGCTTTGGATCAAACGAACCGGTCAGCGAAAGATCAAGGGCGATGATGGCGGGTGCTTTGCTGCTGCGCTTGCGTCCGTTCGCAAATGGGGCGGCGTTCTGGAACATCCGTGGGGCAGTCATGCATGGCCGCATTTCGGTCTGAACGTCCCGCCGCGTGCCGGCGGATGGATTTCAGCCGATCATGAGGGCGGATGGACGTGCTGCGTTGAGCAGGGCCGGTATGGCCACTACGCCCGAAAGCCGACGATGCTATACGCCGTTGGCGTCGGTCTGCCGGAACTCGATTGGGGCATAAGCGAACCATCATTTCCGCAGGCAGCTATTGACAAGCACGGACTGGCCTATTGCAAGCGCGCTGGTGAGCTGGCGTTTAAAGGTGGTGGAAAGGATAGTTCACCGCGCATCGGCACGCCTGAGCCTTTTCGCGATCTTCTGATCAGCATGGCACGATCTGCAACACCAAAATCGGAGCGTGCCGCATGACCTACCTCTCCGGAAACCAGACAGCGAGCAGGGCGGAATGACGGCGCAATCAGCACGCGGACTTTTCCGCGCCACCGGCAAGAAGCCAAAGCCGACCGTTCAAATGCAACTCGACGGTACTCTTGCGCGCGTGGAAGGCGGTCTTGAGCGAGAAAAGGACGAGTTTTACCCGACACCGCCGGAGCCGACCCTTGCGCTGCTTCATGCCGAGATCGATCGGTTACGCGACTTCGTGACGGTCTGGGAGCCGGCCTGCGGTGATGGCGCTATGGTTCGCGAGATGGAAACAATGGGGTTTGATGTATTCGCCTCGGATCTTGTTGATCGCGGACCGCGCACTGATGAACTTCGGTCGTTCTACGATTATAGCGCCGGCAGTGCGCCGTCCCGTGCCATCGTGACGAATCCGCCATTCAACGAGTGCAACAGCCGCGACGGCAAAGGGCGCTGGATCTGGCACGCGCTCGACACACTCGACATTGAATACATGGCGCTGCTGATGAATTGGTCGTGGCCAGGTGCTGCCGGTCTTTCCGACCTATGGCGTCAAAGCCCGCCGGCCCGTGTCTACCTGATGCGATGGAAAATCGATTTCACAGGGCAGGGCGCGCCGCCGATGCTGAACGCATGGTTTGTTTGGGACAAGCAGCACAACGGAGAAACCGTTTTGCGCATGCTTGACCGTAAGGACGCGCGTCAATCCGAGTTGTTCGCGGAGGTCGCCGCAGAATGACCAACCACACACCGACATGGACACCAGAGCGCACAGAGACCGTCAAGCGCATGTGGATGGATGGTAAATCAGCCGGCCATATCGCGCGTGAAATGGGCTTGACCAGGAATTCCGTAATTGGGAAAGTTCATCGGCTCAAGCTACCTCATCACGGCCAAGTCAATCCTGCGATAGCCGCCAAAGCCGAAGCTGGACGCAATGGGCAGTCTGGGAAAAGCCGAGGCGCGCATCACGAGGCCAACAAGGCGCGCCAGGCTGCAAAGACGCATGTAAAATCGTCTGCACTGACCGGCGTAATTATGCCAGGAACACCGGTAGCACCGATGGAAATCGACATGGGTGTTGAGCCAAGTGCCATGCGCATCCTGACCATCGATCTGGACAGCCCAATACATCCGAACATGTGCCGCTGGATAGATGGCGATCCCAAGGCCGACCACTCCTATTGCGGCAAGCCGACGGGCGGGCGGTCGTACTGCGCAACGCATCATGAGCGAGTTTACCATAAGGTGACAGCATGACAGATATCGGCCCATATGAAGCTGAGTTGCAGGTTAGATACGAGACGGCTCGTAAGCGGCTCTGGCCTTGTTCAACGTCAGGACCAGAACCGATGTTGGAAAAGCCGCGCATGCAAAAACGTAATGCCGTAATTTCCTTTGAACATCTCAAAGAGCGAGCGAAAAAATTCTGCGACCAGGATGCAGATAAAATGGGTTGGCGATTTCTTCGAGATGATGAAATTGTTCTAAATCACCCCATGACGCTGGACAGGCGCGTAAAACTTATCCTCAAGTCCATCGCAAAAGTGCATGGTGTAAAGGTAGTCGAGGTCAAGTCTGGATTGCGAAACAGGCATATTGTTTTCGCTAGGCACCATGCCTGCTATCGCCTGCATGACAAGCTGCAAATTTCGCTGCCTCATATCGGTCGCATCATGGGCGATCGCGATCATACAACGGCTTTAAACTCTTTGCGCAAATGGGAAAAGTTGGAGCCAAACTACAAGGTTTGGGCAAAATCCGGTTCCAATATCAGCTTTTATGAGTGGTACAGACGCATGGGGGAAAAATGAAACCGTTCAACGATCTTATAGACCGCATCGTGTCCTGGGTTTACGTTCGTCGCATCTATGGCCGGCGCTGTTCCGAATACGAGCCGGGGTGCCCGTGTTGCGAGGCGTGGCGAAGGCGCGATGAGCTTTCGTTTAATCATGATCGCGAGGACGGTAGCAAATGAACAACGTCCAACAGCTATTTCCTGAGCCTCTGGCGGGCACACAGAGCCGCTTTGCCGAGTTCTGGGAGGCATACCCACGCCGCGTCGGAAAGCCGGTAGCGAAGGCCAAGTTTGACCAGATCGTCAATGGTGGCCTCATTACAAAGACGCTTGATAAGGACAGCGGTTCATTCATCGAAATAGAGCTGCATGCGACCGCAGATGAGATCATCGATGGCGCGAAACGCTACGCCTTGTCGCAGATTGACAAGAACACCTATCGGCTCAAGGATGGCGGGGAATTCATTCCGCACCCGTCACGATGGCTCAATCAGGGCAGGTGGATGGATGAGGAAACCGGTTGACGCAAAACGAAAATTGCGTATCACTAAAAGGAATGGGCGACGGTGATTTACGTCACGCGCCGCCCTAAAGCCGGTGGGTTCCGAAACTGACCCGGCGATGCGATTTTATATACCACTTGGTTTAATTAACCACAAGTAGGTTAATCGCACATGATGAGTTTCCGATGGTCTGGGTGTCTTCCGAGCAAAGACGCCAACAAAAAACACCTGATGCGCGCGACCCGTAGCGATCAGGGCCTACACGCCGGGCATCCCCCGGACTGGTCCGTGTCTTTTTGAGCATCCATCGCGTTTGACCGCGCGACCAAGCGAGAAAAGGACCTCAGCCAGATAAAATGAGGTCAAGGCCGGTCGATTTGGTCATCGATTGGGGCGCTTGCGCCGAAAAGGCACTGAGTATGCGCAGATCGGTTGATCTGTCTCCCTAGTCAGGAGCTACACGCCGGGGCTCCGGATACCGTGTAGGCAGAAAAGGGTAATATGGAGATAGTCGATTAACTAGAATTTGGTTAATTTGGTAGAACCACAACCCAACGCAGCATGAAAGGATCACAACGTGGGCCAAACACCTCTAGAGCTTTTCCGAGCAAAGAAAATAACGCCTCGGCAGTTTGCGATGATGTCCGGTGGCATTCGAGAACCTGGAGAAAAGCAGCGCATGAACTGGAAAACTGACAGACGGTTGAATACTGATATCCATTGGAGGGGACGGTCACAGAACCATGGTAATGAAACAGGGCATATAACGAACAGCCCTGTCACAAACTGGTTTAGATAGGCCAACGCCATGACTGAAAACCCTGACATCAGAACCCAGAAGATCGAAAACCCCTACCTCACCGACGCCATGCGCGTTGATGGCACTGGCCATCGGTTCATAGACGTCCAGATCAATCAGCGGACGCTTCTGGGAGGGTTTTGCAAGTTTCGCGGGTCAATGTCCCAGAATGCAGCCGTAGCGCGCTACAAGGCTTTGTGCGAGCGCGGCGAGATAAGCAACCTTGGTGCGATCGATCTAGCGCGTGAGGCCGTCGACGGTGGAAAGTTTTCGGCTGATGGTGTCGAGGCAAGCGGCGCCGATGCTAGGGCAGAGTTGGCCGGCATCAGGAAAGCAATGGGCACCGATGATATCAAACACATGGATTTCGTCATAAACGGCAACAACGGCCCGACGCCATACGCTAGATACCGGATGAAGGGCGCGAAGCCTGGCACGAACAGCATCGCCAAGTACACCAAGGAATTCCGAGACATTGCCGACAGGCTTGCTCTGATAATGGGCTTGTCCGGCATGCGCTTCAGCAAGGCAGCGATTGAATATTGGGCAGAGACAGAAGACGCCGCTTGACGCGCTGGCGTTTTTTTGAAACAAAAGTGGTATGAGGTGCGAAGCACCTAATGAATTCGCCGCGATTGCGGCACGGAATTGGGAAGGGGCCGAAAAGGTCCGCACCTTCGAGGACGGATCGGCTTTCAGGTAACTGCTAGCTGGCCCTTCCCAACCATACACACCAAGCGAGAGCATGCGCGGCTGGTGAACTGAATTGGGCAGTGTAGCGAACGGATGGCGGTAGCACCGTACATCGAGGTCGGGGGCGCAGAGCGCCATAACCTTGGGAACCCGGACACTGAAAAGGAAAGCGCTTTCCGTTCCCAACCATACACACCAAGCGAGAGCATGCGCGGCTAGTGAGACTGAACTGGAGAGCGTCTGGACGAAGTGTGCCAGTCCGCGGGGTTGCCAAGAGGCCGCTTTGCTAGCGGTACTCGGTTCCCCTCAAGCAACGGGCGCGGTGCCGAGAACAGAGACTCGGACAGCGGAAGTAACGACCCGCCTCTCCGGCCAAATACCTACATGGCGAAATCCGAGACTGAGTTGGAGTATAGAATGGCCTATGATCCGAATGCGGCAGAAAGTCTTCGCATCGAAGCGGAGCGGCGCAAACTGGAAAACGAAATTTATTGGGCGTTTTGGCGACTTCAGAATCTGTAACCGGCATAAAGCCGAGACTGAGTTGAACGGCACCAAGGTGCGGGGACCGAACCACGGGACCCAATAGCCGAGTTCGGGGACGCCCGGCCCGTTCAATACCCATTCCCTCGGATAGAGGGAGACGAGAGGCGAAATGCTTTTTGAGGATTACGCGATAATCGGCGGTTTAGCCTTGTGTCTTGTCGCAGGCTTTATTTTGGGAGCTTGGTTGATCTGACATGCGAGGCTTGTCTTTTTTCCGCCGCACGAGCGCGAACAACGTCGTCAATCTGGCGTCGTGGCATTCTCCGCATAGCCTGACATGGCGATGGTCACTGTCGTTTTCGTGGCCTAGGTCTGATGAAGGCCGTATGATCGGTGCTTATCGCTACTCTCACAACTGCGGATGGAATGCTGGATTGCAGTTTTTCCGCTGCCAGTTGACCTTGGCCGTTCAGAAGCCCATGTGGTATCGCGCATTGTGGCAGCATAAGCGAGACGAGAACGAAGATCTCAAACATCAGGTGCATGCCCTTCAGCGCGAACTCGACGCGCTTCAGCATGTCGCAGCGCGCGAAGCGCATGGCGAGGAACTTTCGCGACTGAACTAATTCCCCAGCGAGCGCATGCGCGGCTGGTGAGACTGAATTGGGAGATAGATGGCGTAGACAGGGGAGTGCTTAGCCTGACGGCCCTGCAGTAGCATCCGATTTGCCCCCGATCTCCCAACCCCAAGCGCCAATAGGCGCAGACTGAATTGGCACCGGTCGCCGAGCACCGCGAATGGTCGGCAGAAAGTGGCGCGACACTCAACCGGGCCAATACCTACACGGCGAAAGCCGAGACTGAGTTGAACGGCCCCCGGTGCTGTGGGGGAGCGGAGAGCCCAAGACGCATCCTTGGGAAGTCGCATCGTCAGTCGGCAGTTGCGCGCCGGCCCGTTCAATACCCATTCCCTCGGATAGAGGGAGACGAGAAGGAATCGTCATGGCGTTTATCAAGATTGTTGCAATCAACGATACGAATATGGCAGTCAATGTCGACCATATCGAAAACGTCTACTGCTATGAGCCAACCGGGGCTGCGGTGATTGTCATGGCGCCAGCAAATGGAGAGCAGCGCGTTTTTGAGACCATGATGAACTACCAAGACGTTTTGGACATGCTCGACATAATCGAAAGGTCGTAGCATTCCCCAGCGAGCGCATAGCGCGGCAGGGAGACGAGATCCGGCCTTATGTAGCAAACTCAAAATTACCTGACTTCAACGAAAAGCGGTTATCCTATAGAATGGAGGCTCAAATGAGCTTTATCCAGCGTGAGCTAGATCGAATTGCAATCGCACTCAACAAGCAGACGGCCGGCGACGAATACGAGCGGCTCTATGCCGCTCAGCAAGCCCTATCGTGGGCATTGGAGCCGGGCGGCTTCAAGTCACCTTACGCGGAAATCATGGGCATTCAGGAAGGCTCAGAAGATTATTCGGTTGATCCCCATCCGCCTCAGTCTTCAGATATTCCCGACCAGATGCACTTTTCTGGATAACGACCCAAACCCGATCGCCAGCCGGTCGCTCTGATTCGCATGTCCCACCGTGTGGGAGGGATAAATGATGAAAATGCTGTATGATGTAATTTTGTTGCGGGAAAGCCCTGGTGCCGTGATGCTGCGCAATCTTGATGCTGAATTGCATCATGCGCGGGTTGAGGTAATCCGCCGCTACGCCCGTGGCAACGTGTCGTTTCAAAATGGCAACATTCTAGACGACGAGAGCTTTGAAGATTTGCTCGGGCGTGGTGATGAAGCGGTAGACTTCCTGCTCGCTCAGGAAGAGGGGGGTCACCATTGAGAATGACGCAAACGGTCTGCCCACTGGGATCAGTGTTGATCAAACCCGTGGTTGAGCACGCGAATCAAGTGTGCTAACGGATGCACAACGACGCCCGCCGGGCTGGAACCGGGTGGCGCCGTTGCTCTTACCCCTTATGGAAGGGGGCAGGGAAGTGTTGGTCGCCTAGCGGCGACTTACCGGTAACCTCCGGGCCATGTACCACATGACGCTTTTCTCCTTCTTCTAGGTCCTCGCGGGACAGGGTTTATATATGGCGAAGCGTCAACTTCGCCGGTGATATCCGCCTAAGCGGAGTCGGTGGGGTCACCTTCGGGTGACCCTTCATCCTCAAAGAAGTCTGATTGCTCCTTGCGCAAACGTTTCGTAAGCGCAACGCTCATGTCTTTTCGTTGAATGGTGCCGCCATTCTTGAGATCGGTAAGCGCCGGAACAACCACGCATTGGGTTGCATAAGCACAAGCCCATCAGTGGCCGGGACGCCGATACCCACAAGCCACTCTAGAGGTGGCATATGCCGGAGTGGAGCAGTCAGGTAGCTCGCCAGGCTCATAACCTGGAGGTCGCGGGTTCAAATCCCGCCTCCGCAACCATTTCAGCCCCGTCATTCTCCGGAGTGGCGGGGCAACCTCAAGTCCATCACTGGCGGGCAGGTGATCACTCAGGCCAAGGCTTGAGTTCGCGAATAAGCGCGGCACATGCGAGCGCCACAGTGAGCGGAATAGGCGACAAACCATCCTCGTAGCGCTGAGGCATGTTTCTGGATATCCCAAGAGCCTTGGCCGCTTTGACACGATTGAGGCCCATGAGCGATCGCCAGTGGTAGAAGTCTGTTGAGGTCAAAGCAGAAACTCTTCTCTGGTCTCTCCTTGCTGACTTTTTTTCGTCAGATCCGAAAACTCCTCCACCTCTGACATAGAAACGAATTTAACTCTTACTACTTCTCCTTGCATGGGGTTGAACCCCATGCCGCTTGCCCCCAATACCCTGTGCGGAAGCGCAAGTTTCTCAGCCCATTTTTTATGGGGTGTCTCCGCCCCCGCAGTTGGATACCCATCTGCGTTACCCCCATAAAAAGTGGGGAAGTCAATGTACACGAACCCGTGTTCGTTTATGGCCTCCTCGGCGCGCACCTTCTTTCTTGAAGAGTTTTTACCTACGTGGGTTGCGTCGAATATTCTGTAGTCTTTAGTCATCTTGTATCTCCTTGCTGATGGCACTAATATATGCACACAAACGTGCATCGTCAATGGGTGAGGCGAGGAAAAATGCACATGAATGCGCAAAACACGCCGACAACTGCACGAGTATGTGAACCCAACCCCCTCAACAGCCCACGCCATGAAGCATGACCATACTCAAGAACGCACGGCACGAGGCTTTTGCGCAAGGGTTGGCGAAGGGTCTGACCGCTGATCAGGCGTACCAAGAGGCCGGGTATAAGGCCAATCGCGGGAACGCAACGACGCTAAAGCGCAAGCAATGCATTTCAAACCGGGTCAGCGAAATACTAAAGCAGACGGCTGAAAACGAGCGAAAAGCAAACGAGCGTGTAATCGAAAAGCTGGCAATCACGAAAGAGCGCGTCGCGGCAGAACTGGCCAAGATCGCATTCCTCGACATCCGCGAGGCAGTCAGGTGGGGGAGAAACCCAGGCGACATGGTTTCTGAGAATGCTGAGCCGAACGGTCTGAACATCTACCCGGTTTCGTTGGTCCCGAGTGAGGAAGTGTCTGACGATACGGCGGCTGCGATTTCAGAGGTGGCGCTCACTGCGCAAGGTGTCCGCATCAAGATGCACGACAAGCGCGCTGCACTCATGGACATCGCAAAGCTCATGGGGTTTGTGACGGACAGGCTCGACCACACGTCCAGCGACGGGTCCATGACGCCGAAGCCAGACAGGATTGTAATCGAGGCGGCGCGTGACAACAGCGACGATCAAGCTCCCGCATAAACTCGTCCCGGTCTTTGCACCGGCAAGAGGTTCATTTCGTTACCGTGCGCTCAAGGGAGGGCGTGGATCGGCAAAGAGCTTCACGGCTGCGAAGATGGCTGCAATCTGGGGATATGCCGAACCGATCCGGGTTTTGTGCGCAAGAGAGTTTCAGGCGTCGATTGCCGAGAGCTTCCACGCCGAACTGAAGGCGGCAATTGCATCCGAGCCGTGGCTTGCTGCGGCCTACGATGTCGGCCGGGACTATCTCAGGGGCTGCAACGGCACCGAGTTCATCTTTCGCGGGCTTCGGAGAAACACGCAATCTATCAAGTCCATTCACGGCGTCGACCTGACCATTGTCGAGGAAGCCGAGGACGTTCCGGAAAATTCGTGGCTTGACCTAGAGGCCACGGTGTTTCGTCAGCCCAAGAGTGAGCTGTGGTCTATCTGGAACCCAAGGTTCGACGGTTCGCCGGTTGACATGCGCTTCGTCAAGAAGCCGCCGCCAAGTTCAATCGTTGTCCACGTCAACCACGCCGACAACCCGTTCTTTCCGCCGGCGCTTGAGGATCTGCGCAAGCGCGAACAGGAACGTCTCGACCCGAACACCTACGCCCACGTCTGGGAAGGTGCCTATCTCGTCAATTCAGACGCCCAGGTCTTTGCCAATAAGTGGGAAAGCAGGGAGTTTGAACCGGGGCCGGATTGGGACGGGCCGTATCAGGGCGGAGACTTTGGCTTTTCGCAAGACCCGACCGCTGCGGTTCGGTGCTGGGTCCATGACGATTGCCTCTACGTGGAGCACGAAGCCGGCAAGGTCGGTCTTGAGCTAGACGACACGTCGCGGTTCATCTGCGACCGGATCGACGGGTTCGAGAACTTTGTTACCCGCTGGGACAATGCGCGGCCAGAGAGCATCAGTCATCTGAAACGGCACGGCTTGCCGAGGTCGGTATCGGTAAACAAGTGGCAGGGCAGTGTTGAGGACGGCGTGGCGTTCATGCGCAGCTTTCGGCGCATCATCGTTCATCCTCAGTGCACCGGAACGGCCAAGGAAATGCGGCTCTATAGCTACAAGGTCGACCGCCTGACCGGAGACGTTCTGCCGGTCATTGTTGACGAGTGGAACCACTACATCGACGCCATTCGCTACGCCATTGAGCCGATGATAAAAAAAGCTCAATCGATGGACTGGTACGTCAATGGCAAGTGGATCAAGGGATCATAAGGACGTTCGATGAAACTTGATCCTCGCACATGGTTCCGGCGTGAAGAAAAGGCGTCGGCCGCCGGCTATGCCGTTTCCGCAACCATGACGGGGCAACCGGTCTGGACCGAGCGCAGCTATGAAAAGCTGGCGCGCGAAAGCTACGTGCAAAATGCGATAGCTTTCCGGTGTGTCGCCATGACTTCGCAGGCCGTGGCGTCGGTCCCGCTTCTGCTCAAGGATGCGAAAGACAAGGAAATCGACACGCATCCGGTGATTGATCTTCTAGGTCATCCGGCTCCTGGCTACACACAGACATGGCTCTTGGAATCCCTGTCCACCTATCTCCAGCTCGCCGGCAACGCCTATCTTGAGACAGTCGGCCCGTCGCGTCGCAACACGCCACCTCGTGAGCTTTGGTCACTGCGCCCGGATCGCATGCGTGTCATCGCCGGCTCGCAGGGATTGCCGCAAGGGTATCGCTACGAGAACGCCGGCAGTCAAAAGGATTGGCCCGTCGATCCTGTGACGGGGTACTGCGACGTACTGCACCTTCGCCGGTTTCATCCGACCAATGACTGGTACGGGTTGTCGCTGGTTGAGCCGGCAGCATTCGCCGTCGATCGGCACAATCAGGCCGGGGCGCACAACATGGCGGTGCTCCAGAACGGGGCAACACCGTCCGGCATGCTGGTCTACAAGCCCGTGCCGCGCGGTGATGGCAAGTTTGACACTGCCCCGGCAGAAGTCATTGACGAAGCGGAAAAGGCGCTGCTCGATCGCTACAGCGGCTCGCACAATGCCGGTCGCCCCATGGTCAGCAACGGCAACATCGATTGGGTCAGCTTCGGCATGACTATGGAGCAGTTGCAGCTTACTGAATCGAAGCTCGACGCGGCCCGCGATATCTGCACCGCGTTCGGTGTGCCGATTGAGCTACTGTTGCCGGGCCAGTCTACCTACAACAATAAACGCGAGGCCAAGCTCGGCTACTACGAGGAAACGGTTCTGCCGCTTCTGGAGGATACGATCCTCCCGCACCTCAACAACTGGCTCTTGCCGCGTTTTGGCGAGGGTATGAAGCTTCATCCGAACTACGATGAGATTGAGGCCCTGGCGCTCAAGCGTGAAATGCGCCAGGAGCAGGCTTCGAAGCGCTGGAATGACGGCGGGATCACGCTA